CAGACTGGAAGCCTTAATGTCTTGGTAACCATATACTTCATCTTTGAATTCTATAATAGCATGAAATTCATCTCTATGACTTGATAGATGATCTATATCTTTAGATATCTCAGTTAAAGTATCAACAGGTAGTTCTCTTATCTCTTCTATTGTTAGATCAGTAAAATTACCTACAGTATTTACTAGTTTTTCAAACTTAGATTCTATACCAGACTTCTTATTTAGACTTTGGTACTGTTTGATTGTTAAGTATTCAGGTATATCTACCTTTAATTCTTTTGTCTTTGCCATACTCTTATAAATAGCTTACGATTAATATTAATTGTCTTTGTGATATAGTTAGCCCTTGTTTGTAAAATCTTGCTAACCTCTTTGTTGAACTATTTTCCCCCCTTCGTTACTCTATCGGGAAGAACAAGAACTATCTTTCTTTATACTTTTCTTTATATCTCTTTGTTCTTATATAGAGAAGTTAGTAAAAATTTAGCAGAAAGGCAACTATATCGGTAGTTTATTTTTATATTTCTTTGTAATCTCTGTAGGTTTAGAGCCTTTTACCGTCATTGTACCCCGGTTCATAAACCGGACACGCGCATAATTGGCTAACATCAAACTATCTACAAAGTCATCATGTGTTCCAGACGAGTGTTTAAACGTCAGATTCCCATTAGGTGACATAGAATATGTATAACTGGCAAACTCTGAATGTAAAGAAGGACATAATTTATCATTTGGTAATTCTACTAACATCGTTTCAATATCATGAATTAATTTACGTACCATCTCTGTTTTATTTTGCTGGGTGGTATGAAAGGCTTTGACTCTTGGAAAGAAAGGCTGTACTAAATCTACCATACCTCTACCAATACCGTTTGATTCTATGTAACCTCCCACTACATTATATGATTTCATAGCCTGTATAAATCTTGTGGCTACGTTATTAATATTTACCTTGTTAATATAGTCTATATACACCACCCTTCCGGTAGGAGAGATACAAGTTAACACGGACATATCATCGGATAGACCGGTATCAATACCTACGAATATGTCTTGTTTTCGTTTATCCCAAGAATCTAACACTGATACTTTTTCTATTCCAAGAAAAACATCGTTAGAGGAATCAACAAAGTGTGCTTCAAACTCCTGACGAAAAAGATCCGGAGGTAAGGACTTACGTGACTCTTCTATTAACTGGTTTGATACATAAGGACATTGTGTTAGTGGAAATCTTTTCTTCACTACATCATCTTTCATATACCAATTATAGAAATGATTCTTACCCCTTGGTGTCGAAATCATTAGACATTTTTTACCCGATGGGTTCAAAGTAGGTAATATGGCTGTACCCAAAGCCTGTTCTTTTATAAAGGCAGTCTCATCCAATACCAAATGTGTGAATCTAAAACCTCTGATGTTATCTGGAGAGTCTGAAGATAAGAACTTTAAGGTACTTCCGTTTATAAACTGTATTGTTGCTTCCATTCTATTGGAAGTGTTTATTATAGGCTTGGACGTTTCAACTATTTGATCCAAGACAGATTTGGCTTGCGAGTAAACCGGACTGATCCAACCTCCCTTTCGGTTTGGTGATTGTAAAAGCCAATACAGCATTAGGTTTAACCCTAGCATTGTCTTACCACTACCCCTAGGTGCTACTACTATACCAAATAGATCATCAGTGTCAGCAAACTCAGTAATAAACTCCTGTTGTAGTTTGTATGGTTTAAATAATTTTATGTCCATATTAGTTGTCTATATGAGATATATTTCGTATATTGTATATATAAGATTTAATCCTCTTCTGGTGTAAACCCTACATTAATAGTCTGTATTAGGTGCTGATGCTTCTGTATATCATTGCCTGAATACTTCATTATCTGGTCTATGGTCTTTGATCGTACGTACTGGTTGTCTGCCTGTAGGCCTTCTCTAAGACTTTGTATGGCCGGTTCTAATAAGTTATCTAACTTACCTCTCCATTTCTCTTCATACTCCTCCTTAGCCCGTATCCAATAGTTTATATACTGGGGTACACTTTTATCACCATATTCTTTCTTACATAGTTCAACCCATTCTCTTTGGAGTATCGGTACTTCACTGTTGTATCTAAGGTTTATGCAATTGTCAATCCTTAGCTGTATTGCCGGTTGGGGTAGTCGTTGGTATGGCTTACTAGTAGGGTCTAGTCTCTCAGAGTTGCTAGTCTGACTCAAATTAGCAGTATCTCCCTTATTCTCCCTATCTATCCCGTCCTCTTCTCTAATTGTCATATAGTTGCTTTGTTTTAAATAAATAGTATGTTATATGCGTTGTTTTACTATAGTATATTTAACTTATCTATATACCGTCTTTACTATACTACCTATTATACTTCTTATTGTACTGAGGCTTACTCTTTGATTACTTCTTCATAAACTCGGTACTTCATTCTCCCCATATATCTTATGCATTAACTCCTTTAAGTCCTTAGCTTGGAATTGATACTCTCTCCCATCCTCTAGTTGTATATAAACTTGAAACTTAATCTCATCGTCAATATCCATGTGAAAGTCTATCCTATTCGCGCCGTGCTTCTTCCCAACAAAGCCCAAGTGCTCCATCACATAGTCATACACCACTCTATCTTTCTCCTCTAGTACTCCAGACATATAACATCACCTATAAAGAAACTACTATAAGTCTTCTCACTTACGTATCTCCTATCTCCATCTATATAAAGGTAGTAGTCATACTCTCCTAATAACTCATTGTATACAATATCACCGTCTGAAACAATACCACATATATCGTCATCCTTTGTACAACTACTTACCCCTATTAGTAAAATTAATAATAAAACCTTTATTGTTTTCATATACTACAATATAAGAACTTTTACTCAGATATCCTACTTTTTATTAGTATATTCTGACCTATCTTTAAAGTGCCATTTATTATGTATATGCATATCTTTTATAAACTCTATATCGAACAACCATTGCTGTTCAAAGAAGATTAAAGGTACATCTAACTTCTGTTGATCTATTCTATAGTGTATAGTCTTAGGAGTAAATAATGGTCTTAGTCTAGTACCTTTCTTACCGTTTATAACTGAACCATAATTAGTTAAAGCCATATGACCGTAGTCACCATCTACATACTTACCTAAAAAAGTAAAGTCTTCATTCGTAAGAGTAGTTTCTTTAACCTTCTCTTCATATGTCTTATCTTCAGGACCAACATCACCTGTATCCCAATTGTCAATATAGTTACCATTGTCGTTGTATATATCGACGCTAATATTATATGCTTCCGCATCTGTTATGTATTTTGATCTCGCCATTGTGCGTACTTATCGTTTATAGTTCTACTTACTTCTCTTAACTGACACGAACAAGTTATTCTTCTCCTAGTGTCTGTACCGTCTATAAGCATCTCTGCTCTAAGGTAAGCATCTAATGTATCTCTCATTAACGTCCTACCTATATACGTTGGGAATTCCTTCTGTAGCCATTCTCTATCTTTAGATTCCATACCAGCTTTCTACTCTATCTATTATGTGGTTAATTAAAAATGCTATAAAAGATGTAAGGGCGGCTTCTGGTAATGAATGAAAGAAGAGTAAACCAGACCAGAAACCGACGCACTTACTACAAGAAAAGAAAGGACTTACTATCGCCAATGACCTAGAGAGGAAATCGCCTATCTTATTCTTGATATTCTGTATTGGGGTAAACCAATGAGTCCACATATTTGAGATTATAGCTATACCCAACATATTTATTAAACTAAACTCAATCATTGCTTATCTCTTTTAGATACCCCATTACAATACTTTGTATCTCTTTTATTCTCTTTGTCTCTCTTAGTTTCTTACGTTTCCTATATAACTGTATAGCTTTAGGATAAAACAAGCTTAGAACCAAGATTATGAAACCAAAGTTAATTATTAAACTAATCACTGTTATCGTAGATGACTGCATAAACTTTTTAATTTCTTTATTACTTTCGACGTTTCCTTCTTAAATGTATAGTAAGGTATATCGTATTTTTCTGACATTTCTTTATAGTTAAAGCCTGCTATAATATGTTCTTTAGCTATTGCTTTCTCAAATGGGTTAAGTTTTTCTATCTGAGACTTAAGACATAACATAAGATCATCATCTGTATCTTTATAAGCTAGATTGTCTATAACCATTCTACCTCCATAGTCATGGTTAACAAATAACTCTCTACTCTTTTCGTTAGCCTTTCTATACTTATGATAAAATCTAGTAGTACCTAGTTTTAACTGAAAGTTCATTACATATGTTAAGAAGTTTTCTAGCTTGTTATCTGATATAACCTTTAACTGATACTCTATAGGTTTCTCTAAATATATTTCTATAACACATACTATAAGATCATTACCCCATAGACTAAATCCTGCTCCACATACCTTCTCTGCATTGATCTTTAATTGAGGATATACCTCAGCTAACTTCTCTCTTACATACTCTTCGTCCTTACTTAACTCCATAACTATAACAATATAGTAATAAATAGTCACGTAGACAACTAAACCGTAAAAAAAAAGCTCCCAAGATAGGAGCTAAAAAAAGTACCAGGAAGTTAATAGAAGAGTACTAAACATGGCAGTGCTACTCCCTATCTTTTTTTATTGTAGTTTTTTAATATAGATAATCTCTTAAAGTGTTTAAGTCTGTTTCTTCTAAGAATTTATCGAAATATAATACGTTATCTATACTACCTGTAAATTGTGCTGTTTGGGAACCTCCTGTTGTATCTACTACTCCATCTGTCTGTCTTACTGCTCCTCCTAAGTATAAGAAAGAACCACTAGGAACTCCTGTAAAAGTATTATTAGTTTGTCCTTGTCCTGCTTCTTGATACTGAGGATTAGTACCACTACCTTGATGTGACCAATAGCCTCTTTGTTCTGAACCACTAAACGTTAATGCTGACATTAATCCGTTAACTGGTGTTAAGAAAGCAGTATTTGGCCAATAAACACCCCATATGGGCATAAACCCATTTGGATTATTTTGAGTATAAGAACTAGTAGCTATTTGTCCTTGCCATTGGTACCTAGGCTCATATCTTAATTCTCCTGCAGGAGGACTTATTTGTTGTGTGAAGGTTCTACTAAGCTGTATATTACTACTTCCACTACCAAAGTGAGCTATAGAACCTCTCATTGTATCTGTATTGTATGATACGTTTTTAGAACCAGAAGAAGTATTAGATGTTCTATGAGTTACTAC